AAGAGCAAGATCGCCTTAACGTTGATTTTGACGATATCGCGGGTAACTTCTCTCAGGGCACTGTTCAAACCAACAGGATGATGAATGAGACTGTTGGCGGCATGGAGATGCTTACGTCAAACGCCAACTCCATGATTGAGTACATGATCCGCACCTTTGCTACAACTTGGATCGAACCAGTCATCATGCAGTTGATTCGTCTTGAGCAGTACTACGAGACCGATAAGATCGTTTTACAGGTTGCAACAAATAGGGCGGAGCAACAAAACAAAGAAGAGCCCGGTTTTTATCAAAAATTTACTGGGCCAGAAATGGACGATCTACTACGACACGAAGTAACTGTCGGTGTGAATGTAGGGACAGGGGCCACTGATCCTGTTCGCAAGATTGAAAAACTGTTATTGGGTATTCGCACGATGGGCGAAATCAACCCAGACCTTATCTATGTCCTAAACCAAGAAGAGATCAGCAAAGAAGTATTTGGGGCGCTCGGATACAAAGACAGCAAACGGTTCACCACTGAGGAAGCCCAACCCAAAGTTGGCGAACTTGCCGCACAGATTGAAGAACTCAGCGGCATGGTTCAGCAACTTATGGAGCGTGGAGCCTCTAAAGAGATTGATGCACAGGCAAGAATCCTGTCCGCACAAATTAAGGGTCAATCTGATGTTCAAGCCGCTAAAGAGAAAGCGCGTGGCGACATCGTGTCTACCCAGATTGCAACGGATTCTAGAGAGCGCTCTGATATTGCTAGACAACAAGTGGCAATTATTGAGGCAAGAATCAAAGCCGAGAAAAACGATATTGCTCGCGGCGAATTGATTCTCCAAAAAGAGGCTCTTGTACACAAGATGTTGTTGGAAGAAGACGCTTCTATCGGTGTGTCTCCCGGTAACGAAGAAGGCAAACAGATGTCGGATGTTTTGATGAACGACCAGTATGGAAATGTGCCCGGCGCTGAAGGATAAAAAAATATTTAATGGATGAAACCGAGTTATTGATTGCGGAGGCCAGACTTGGCTCGCAAGCAAAAGACTTTCTGAAGTCTCCTGTTGGTCAATTCATCGCGGGCAGAGCGCTCAAGGCAAAACAAGAAGCCTTTGAAGCGTGGATGAATGTAGAGCCCCATGATGAAGAAGCCATCAGGGAACTTCAATTTCGCGCACGGCTACCTCAACTGGTTGTTCGATGGTTAGAGGAGGCTATCAACCAAGCAAAACACGCAGAAGAAACTCTCAACGAGTTTAAGGAGTAAAAATGGACGCTATCCAACAGGACGTGGACTCAGAACTTCAAGAAGAAGGTTCCAACGAGTTTTTAACGCCTCAACAGTCTGACATTGAACGCATTGCTGAAAAAGTCCAACAAGACCATATGGATGAAGGCTCGTTTAATGAGGAGCCGGAAGAATTACAACCTTCAGAGGATTACTCAAGCCCCCTAATAAAAAGGGAGGGCAAGTGGTATGCCACTGCTAAGGTAAACGGCGAATCAGTTGATGTGGACTGGGAAGATGTGCTGGCCCAGTACCAGAAAAACTCAGCCGCCGACAAACGACTTCAAGAGGCCGCAGAACGCCAGCGAGAGTTGGAAGAGTATGAGGCCAAATTGAATGCCTATAGGCAAGACCTAGAGGCACAAAAACGTCAGCCATCCGTGGACGCTGACGTAGAACAATCGCCATCTTCGGACGCGACTGATGCTCTATATGAGCAATACCACGATGCCCTCTTTCAAGGCGATGAAACTAAAGCAAGCAAATTGCTGAAGCAGATTCGTGCCGCAGAGAAGCCGAAATCCCAAGAAGTTGATGTTAAAAGCATCATCGAAAGGACTAAAGCAGAAATGCGGGAAGAGGAGAAAAGATCAAGAGAGCGAGGATATGAACTTCGCCGTCAGCAAGCGGTCAGTATGTTCAAGGATGAATTTCCTGACATTGCAGACGACAGTTCTCTTCTTGCTGTTGCAGATCGACGTTCTGCTGAACTGTACAAAGAGAATCCTACCCGTGACCCGTGGGACATTATGCAGGAGTGTGGCGAATATGCCCGCAACTGGATAAAGCAATACGCGGAAAAAATGGGCGGAGGATCGAGAGAGGTTGAGCGCAAGGAGCGCAAGCAGAGCATGGAGGAAGTTACACCCGTGAACGTCCGATCCTCTATTGGAGAAGACGAGATCGAGTTGACCTACTCCGACATCATATCGGAAATGCGAGAGAGTCGGGGACAACCCGCTTAATCGCTAATTTTAACTTTCTAACGTAAAGGTACGAAACAATGGCTGGACAAGTCTGGGGAACCAATACCCTCGGTGGGTATATGTACTCCCTTAACCTCTCCAAGGAATTGCGTATGTCTTTGCGTCCGATTGTTAAGTTCCGTCAGTTCGCGGATGTTAAGGACGCCGCGCATCAAGGTCTCAACAAAGGTGACACTTTCCACTGGAACGTGTACTCGACTGTTGCGGCTGGCGGTGCGGCTTTGACCGAAGGCACTGCGATTGCTGAAACGAACTTCACAATCACGCAAGGAACCATGTCCATCACGGAATATGGTAACAGCATTCCTTTCACCTCCAAACTGGACGATCTCTCTGAGCATCCGGTGAAGGAAATCATCCACAAGGTCTTGAAGGTCGATTGCGCTCAGGTGCTTGATGACCTCGTCGCTGATCAGATGGACGCAACTCCTCTGCGCGTTGCTCCTACGGGAGGCACTTCGACCGATTCGGTTACGCTTACTACAGACGGTACTGCAACCATCGTTAACACGGTTGCTCTTGGCAAGGATCACGTCAAGGCAATTGTAGATTTAATGAAGGAGCGCAACATCCCGGCTTACTCCGGCGATGACTACTACTGTTTAGCGTGGCCTACCACTTACCGCACTTTGAAAAACAATCTGGAATCGATCAATCAGTACGTCGAAACCGGTTTCCAAATGATCCGCAACGGTGAAATTGGTCGTTTTGAAGGTGTGCGTTTTGTCGAGCAGACCTACCGAGCCAAGGGTGGTTCCGCCTCTGGTATGGGCACTGCATCTGGTGTTTGGGGCCAAGGTTATTCGGATTGGGCAGTCTTCTTCGGCGCGGATACCGTCGCTGAGGCGGTTGCTGTGCCCGAAGAAATTCGCGGCAAAATCCCGACTGACTATGGTCGTTCCAGAGGCATTGCGTGGTACTACCTCGGTGGTGCTGGCCTTGTTCACTCTACTGCTTCAGAAGCCCGCGTTGTTATGTGGGATTCTGCATCCTAGAGGAGGTAACAAATGGCACACTCAGCAACTGGTGTCGGCGTGAAAACGGGACTTTCTGATCAACAGAAAATCACCGCTTCTCACAAAGAACTCGGCCTCGATTCCAAAGGCAAAGACCAAAAACCTATGGGTGTTGGTTCTACGTCTAGCGCGCCTCACGGCACGAAATTGGATAGTAGTCGATAAATAAAGACGGGGGAGGGCCTAACACCGGGTTAGCGCTCTCCCCTTTCTTTTCTTGGGGGAAAAATGAAAGAGAAAGGTCTTAAAGAAAACAAATACTGGAACAAAGAGCCAGACATTGATAAGTCTTCTATTGTTTTCCGTTCTGGAGAAAAAGCCCACATGGTGGACTGGGATGATCCAGCCGGATACAAAGAGGAAATGAACAAGTCTTACATGGCTTATTCGCTTCCCACTTCAATCATTCGGGTGACGAAGTAGGGGAATCCTATGCCAGACGCAGAACACTCAGGCCCAGACAAGGGCGGAAATCTCAGCGGCCCGTCAGGCGGAGGCTCTGATGGCAATAAAGGAAATCCCGCTGATCGAAACAACCCCGGAGTAAGCACCGGAATTGATTCGTCAAGCGGTGCAATTGGCCCCGGCCCAAGTCTTGGCGATCCTGACAAAGGAATTGCGCGAGGTGTAGGAACTGGGCCAGTTGGTTCGCCAACAGGAGGGCATCCAGATCAAGCGGCTATCAACGCCGCTATTGCCGAGTTAAACGCAATAGACGACACGGACTATGGCGCTTACGATTCCACTCAGCAACTTGGTCAAAACCAAAAAGTCGGGGCGATTGGTCTCTCCACTCAACAACTGGGACAAAATCAAAAAGTCGGGGCAATTGGCCTTTCCACTCAGCAACTCGGACAAAACCAAACCGTTGGCGCAATTGGCTTGTCTACCCAGCAATTGGGTCAAACCGAAACCGTCGGTTATCAACAGGCTACTCATGCTCTTGATGCCATTGAAGAAGCCAATGCGACAGCAAAATCAATTGCGATGTCTAGCCAGCAACTTGGTCAAACCCAAACAGTTGGGTATCAATCCCCGTCATACGCTCAATCAGCCGTTGAAGCGCAAGTAATGGACGATGACACGGTTTCACTTGTTGATGCCGCTATCAAAGCAAATCCGCACAAAAGCAAGGCTACCCCAGTTGGAACAAATTTCGCTGGTTTAAGTTTAGATATTAGTTTTAAAGGGAATCCGCACCAAGACTTGAGTGTCATGGAAACAATGGAGGCCCGAACTAAAAACTTTATCGATGCTGTTAAAAACATCAAAAGCAGAACGATTCAAGAAAATTTAGTAAAAGAGTTTTTAGACGTTAATAAAAAGAACTTGGACCAACTTGCCCAACTATATGGGCAGACAATTGATGATGAGTTGGGGCTATTTAAGTACGCCCCGATGATCTCAATGTTAAACATGGCTCGTAAAGGGACTATGGCGCTTCTTTCCAAAATGGGATTTAACCCCGGAATTGAATCTCCAGCAATGCGCGAACTTATGGGGCTGGCTACGCAATTAGGCGTTATAAGCAAAGACGGCGGAAGAGAAGCCACCGATCAAGAAATGGAATATATGTGTAACAACACATCCGGCTATCGTTGGGACAGCGTTTCTAAGTCATGCACTCCAATTCAAAAAGACAGCCAGACTGGTCTTTTAAATCCATATAACGGGATGCTTGGTTGAAAATAACATATCTCCCAAAGAAAGAATGGAAGGAACTGACCAACAAAGACTTAGGAGGGAAAAGGGATAAGACTGTATGTCTTGTCAGGTACGGAGGTTTCGGAGACCTTATCCAAATAAGTTCTATATTCCCTTTGCTGAAAGAGCAAGGATTTAATGTTTGCGTGAATGTGACAGAGTATGGTGCAGACATATTTAAAAACGATCCTAATGTTGACGAACTTTTAATCCAAGAAACAGATCAAGTTCCTAACGCAGAACTTGGAGATTATTGGAAACGGTTAAAGAGGGTTTTTCCCCGCGTTGTTAATCTTAGCGGCATCATAGAGCAGAAACTTCTGTTAATTTCTAATGACCCTCTTTACCGTGCTGACAAAGAGAAGCGTCACAAAATAACAAACAAGAATTACTCAGAAGCGCTTCACAATAAAGCCAAAGTTCCTCACGTTTTCCATACAAAGTTTTACCCAAGCAATTCAGAGAAAAAATGGGTCGCCGATCAAAAGCGATCCATGCGTATTGGACTACAACATTATCTAATTGTTGTTGCGCTTTCTGGATCATCAGTTCATAAGGCATATCCATTCATGGATCATGTCATTGCTCATTATCTGGTCACTGACCCCAAAGTGCGTTTTATCTTAGTTGGTGATGAAACTAGCAAATTACTTGAAGCGGGATGGGAAAAAGAGCCAAGAGTTTTTTGTAGAAGCGGCGACTGGAGCATGAGGCAGTCGCTTGCATTTGCCCAAACCGCAGACATGGTTATCGGGCCGGAAACTGGCGTTTTAAACGCAGTCAGTTCAGAGGACTTAGCAAAGGTTGTCATGCTTAGTCATTCCACAGAAGAAAACTTAACAAAGCACTGGGTAAACACAACAGCGCTTTCAGCCGATGTTGATTGCTACCCGTGCCACAAAATGCATTACGGATTTGCCACTTGTAATAGAGACGAAGAAACAGGCGGCGCTATGTGTGCTGTAAAGATACCCCCGCAAAAGGTAGTTGAGGCGATTGATTACCACTGGAAATTAAAGAATGAATTTTCTCGAACTTTGTCAAACGGTTAGACAGGAGGTCGGGGTCTCTGGAACAGGCCCGTCTACTGTAGTTACGCAAGAGGGTCAGTTAAAGGTAATCATTGATTTTGTCGCAGAAGCAGATTATCAAATACAGACATTATGGAATGACTGGGGATTCTTGTGGTCTCAGTATTCATCAACTCTTTCTGCTGGAACAAGAGCGCCAGCCCTGCAAAAACCTACAGATTTTGCAAACTGGGATTTGCGTTCTTTTTATCTGGACTACACGTCAGATAACGCGGTTAATCTCGAACCTCTCGATTACACGCAGTGGCGATCAGATTTCAGACAGGGGACCGCAACAAACGCTACGCCTACCTATGTAATCGTGCAACCGGATGACAACGTCATTGTTGATCCTCCTCCAGACACTTCGTACACGATTACTGCCGATTATTGGCGCGTTCCAACCCGCATGACTGCAAACGCGGATATATCGCCAATTCCAGTTCATTACCATAGGATTATTGTTGCAAGAGCCAAGACCATGTGGGCAGAGCGCGAAGAAGCGCCTGAGATATTGCTTTCAGCATCTGCTGAATATGCAGACTTGTTAGACAAGTTAGAGTCTCAGTCACTGCCCGGACAGCGCGGAAGGCGTTTTGCCAGCGCGGATGAAGACATCGTCATCAGGTCTCAATAAATGGTAGACCTTTATTCCGCAATCATAAGGAATAACGCTATTCCTTCAAACAGCATGAGGGTGAAATATTTCCCTTTTGTTGGGGGAGAGATTCTTACCGATCCTGCGCTATCTCAGCCTCCGGGTAGTTTGTTATTTGGTAAAAACTACGAGGTATATCCAGAAGGCGGTTACAGAAGGATTGACGGTTACGAGCGTTACGATGGAAGAACCAAGCCGTCTGAAAGTCTTTATTGGATTATTGAGTTTGATAACGGAACAACTGCTGGCGTTGATACTGATGTCATTACAGGAGCAACATCTGGCGCGACGGCAGAACTTATTGCTGATGCGGTTGTAGAAACTGGCACATACGGCGGAAGTAATGCTGAAGGCTATATGGCAGTTGCTCTTTTATCGGGCAACTTTCAATTAGGCGAAAACATACAGATCAGTGCGTCAACGGTAGCCACCGTTAAGGCTGTGGAAAACGCTCTGGGCGCGACCACGGATGCTTTGGATTCAACTTACTCTCAAGCGTCTATTGAAAGAGCAAGATCAAAAATTGGTATTGTTCCGGGGTCAGGGGCAATTCGTGGCGTATGGGTATATAACGGACTGACATATGCATTCCGAGATAACGCTGGCGCAACAGAATGCAAAATGTACAAGTCTTCCTCTAGCGGCTGGACTGTCGTTGATCTTGGTCAATACATAAGATTCGACACGGGTAGCGTTGCTGTATCAGAGGGAGACACCTTAACTGGCGCAACGTCAGGCGCTACTGCAACAGTCAGAAGGGTTGCGATTAGAACTGGAACAGTTGGGGCTAGTGATGCAGAGGGAATATTTGTTCTTTCTGGAGTAACCGGAACATTCCAAGCCGCAGAGAGTCTACAAGTAAGCGCGGTCACTGTAGCAGTGTCTACAAGCACCTTGACCACAATAACGCTTATCCCCGGAGGTCGTTACCAGTTCGTTAACTACAACTTCGGCGGATCGACAGCCACAAACAGAATGTACTTTGTTGACGGGTTTAACACCTGTATGGAGTGGGATGGAACATATTGCACTCCAATATTTACGGGTATGTCTGTAGATGCCCCAAAGCATATTGCGGCGCATAAGAACCATCTGTTTCTTGCTTTCCAAAAAGGTTCTCTTCAGCACTCATCGATTGGGGATCAATATCAATGGAGCGTAGTAACAGGAGCATCAGAAATAGGAACTGGTGCTGAGATTACTGGCTTGCAAGTACAGCCCGGAGACGCGCTTGCCGTATTCAACAGAAACAGAATCTACATTCTTTACGGAACTAGCGCATCAGACTGGAATTTAAAAACATTCTCTAATGACTCTGGAGCCAGTGAACACACTATCCAGAACCTGACAGAAACGATGTTCCTTGATGATCGAGGCGTAACGACTTTGTCAGCGGTGAATGCTTATGGTGACTTTATGATGAACTCCATAAGCAAAAAGATTCGGCCAATTATTGAAGCAAAGAAAGGCTTATCTATATCTTCTGTTCGTGTAAGAGCAAAAGGGCAATACCGTCTTTTCTTTGATGACGGAACCGGGATTTACGCAACTTTCTCTGGCAACAGTATTGCAGGATTTATTCGTGTTGATCTTGGCAAGGTTGTATATGCAATTTGTTCTGCTGAAGATTCATTCGGAGATGAAATCCTGTTTTTTGGTTCAGATGATGGATATGTCTACCAGATGGACAAAGGAACTTCTTTTGACGGAAGCGCAATCGAAGCAATGCTTCGGCTTTCGTACTATCACTTTGATTCCCCAACTCGGAATAAAAGATTCAGAAAGATTCAGTTTGAGATGCAAGGGGACTCCAGTATCTCTTTACAGTTTCAGCCGGATTATTCTTTTTCTGACCCAGATGTTCCAGAGGCAAGAACGCGAAACCTAAACATTGCGGGTAGCGGCGGTTACTGGAATATCGACAACTGGGACACATTTAACTGGAGTGGTCAAATCATTTCCACTTCCGAAGAAAATCTTGATGGAGTTGGAACAAATATGGGGATGCTAATCCTCTCAGAAGCAATTTATGAACAGCCGCATATCATTCAAGGTGTGACGGTTCATTACAGTCCACGGAGGATTCGCCGTTAATGGCTAACAGTTATTACGCACGACAAGGTTCCTATACCAAAGGAACTCTGGCAAGAGGGGACGTAGTCAAGTCAGACTTCGACGCATTGGTTACTGCGTGGGATTCTGGAGAAGTAAATATCAAACGTGCCCTAAAGTTACCGAACGAGGGTACGCCTCAGACAGATTGGGCGATTACCGCTAACGCCGCTACAAGAGCAAACAACGTAATTGGTTTTGACGCAAATGGCGATCTTGAACTTCAGACTGGCGTAGGCGCTTGGGAAGGAACTTGGACCACATCAACTGATTACCAATTGAGAGACGTTGTTGTGGATGGCGCGGCAGGAGCCAACACAGACAACCTTTATATATGTGTAGTAGCCCACACCTCTGGAACTTGGTCAACAGACCTAGCCGCTTCCAAGTGGGAGTTGATGCTAAACGTCAGCGAAGCAAGGGATTGGGCCAGAAAAACAGACGGGATTGTTGATTCCACAGACTACTCGGCTAAGGCATGGGCCATTGGCGGAACAGACGTTACAGACACGGCAAGCAGAGGCGCGGCAAAAGAATGGGCCATCGAGACATCTGGAACCGTAGACACAACTAGTTATTCTGCAAAGGAATACGCTCAGGGTACTCAGGCTTCTACTGGCGGTTCCGCAAAAGACTTCGCACAAAAGACAGATGGCGGGGTCAGTGGTGACACCTCCCTGCACTCTGCAAAAGCGTGGGCTGTTGGCGGTACAGGTGTTACGGATACTGCAAGCAAGGGGGCCGCGAAAGAATGGGCTACCGAGACAAGTGGAACCGTTGATACTTCTGATTACTCCGCTAAAGAGTACGCTATCGGAACCCAAGCATCGACTGGCGGTTCTGCAAAAGACTTCGCCCAGAAAACTGACGGCGGAGTAAGCGGCGCAACTTCTCTGCATTCCGCCAAGGCATGGGCCGTAGGTGGAACAGGGGTAACCAGCACCGCAGGAAAAGGCGCGGCCAAAGAGTGGGCGATTACCGCCGAAGATACTACCGTTGATGGAACTGATTACTCTGCTCTGCACTGGGCGGCAAAGTCTTCCGCATCAGCGAGTGCGGCATCCACAAGCGAAAGTAATGCGGCCTCATCAGCGAGCGCCGCATCCACCAGCGCCAGTAACGCATCCGCCTCAGCGAGCGCCGCTTCGACAAGCGAGAGTAATGCCGCCACATCAGAGACTAACGCCGCCGCATCATATGACGCATTTGATGATCGATATCTTGGCTCAAAAACCAGCGATCCAACTTTAGATAACGACGGCGATGCGTTACTTGATGGGGCAACTTACTGGGACACGACAAACAATTGCCTCAAGGTTTATGACACTGGAACCTCTACTTGGTATCGCACGACTCCGACATCTGCGGATCAAGCCAATATCAATACCGTTGCAGGTATTTCTGCTGATGTTACGACTGTTGCAGGCATTTCGGCTAATGTCACCACGGTCGCTGGAATCTCATCAAACGTAACAACTGTTGCGACAGACATAACCAACGTCAACACCGTAGCGGGTTCAATTGCGGACGTAAACAGATACGCAAATGAGTACACGATATCGTCTTCCGCTCCGGTCTCTCCGTCTGAAGGTGATCTTTGGTATGACGACGTAAACAACGTCCTCAAGTTTTACGACGGTGCAACGTGGCAAACGATTGCCGCCGACACAGATGTTCTTGTCGGGAACTCTGCGTCTGACACAACGGCGGGGTATTTGTCCGCAAAGATTGCGGCTGGTAGTAACGTCAGTTTGGCAACCCTCAACTCTGGGGGTAACGAACAACTTCAAATCAATGTAACAGTGGCGGATAACAGCGCCGCAATGGCCTTGGCACTCGGGGGTTAACTAACAAATGGCTAATGCTTTTAAAAACGCTGGCGCGGCAGTCGCGACATCAAGAACGGATGTCTACACCTGTCCCGCCGCAACAGAGGCGGTGATTCACGCTGTCTATCTGTCTAACGTAGATGGCGCGGCCAGTGTGGACGCAACCATCGAGGTTTACGACAACTCAGCGGCGACTTACTTCCATGTCGGGAAAACAATTCCTGTTCCTGCGGATTCCACTTTGGTATTAGACAAGCCGATCAACTTAAACGCCAGTGACAAACTGACCGTGACTGCATCTGCGGCTTCCGACCTTGAGTGCTTTATCAGCGTTCTGGAGATTACCTAATGCCCTATATCGGCGCAAAACAATTAAAGGCTTCTGATCTAAAGCGCTTTAGTGTTACCGGCTCGACCAGTGCTACCCATGCTTTGTCATGGACTGCGCCAAATGAGCAGTCGCTGATCATTACGATTAACGGCGTTAAGCAACACGACAGCGCTTACACCATTTCTGGATCGCCGACGACAATCACACTATCTTCTGCTTTGGTTTCTTCGGATGAGATGGAAGTCATTGGCATCAATGATATCGGCACTACGATCACCCCAGCCCAGAACTCTGTTGATACAGACAAGATTGCTGACAATGCTGTAACTACAGCAAAAATTGCAGACGATCAGATTACTACAGCAAAGATTGCAGACGATCAGATTACTTCAGCAAAAATTGCAGACGATCAGATTACTACAGCAAAAATTGCAGACGATCAGATTACTACAGCAAAAATTGCAGACGATCAGATTACTACAGCAAAACTTGCCAACGCAATAAACATTACTAGCGGCAATTCTTTAACAATCGACAGCGGCGCAACGCTATCAGGAGCAGGAGCAATCACGGTTCCGAGTGGTGGTTCGCTTACCATTGACAGCGGTGCAACAATTACGAATAACGGCACAAACGGCGGCGGGTTTGGCAAGTTGGTGCAGATCGTTTCCGCCGATCACTACACTCCCGGTTCAACCAGTTCGACTAGTTTCGTGAATACCGGTTTATCGTTAGCAATCACCCCGACCTCAGCATCTAATAAGGTGTTGGTATTGGTGAGCGGCATGGGGGAGGCGGGCAGTGGGTGCACTATTGCCTTTAGAGCGTACAGGGGCGCTGCCGCCATCGGCATGACAAGCGGACCATCGTCCAACGGCGCAGGTTCTTCGAGGTGCGCTATATCTATCTCACACCTAGACAGCCCCGCTACCACTGGTACTGTTACATACCATGTGAAGTTCAGAAAGGTAAGCGGAGCGTCTAACGCAGTGTGGAACCCGGGGTCCGAGGGTGGCTCTATTACGCTAATGGAGGTGGTCGCGTGAAGTTTGAAGCAATGAAAAATCTAAACCCAGCGGTTGTTACCTGCATTGGCGATGTTGCTTACGACGCTAATGAGCAAGTTATCGAAATAGATCAACCCTCATACGACGCAGAGTTAGCACGTTTAGAGGCAGAACACGCCGCAACAGAATACAAACGCCTAAGAGCGCCAGAGTATCCCGCTATTGGTGACCAACTGGACGCAATCCTCAAACATCTTAACTACCGTCGTACACAAGGCGATGAACTAGTACAAGAGATGGACGACATTATTGGTGATTGGCTGGCAGTAAAAGCGAGGTTCCCAAAGAATGGCTAGAACTACTATTCGTACAGAAGATATTACAGCCGGTCAGATCAAGTCTGCTGACTTAGAGACAAACGTAGTTATTAGCGGCGACCTAACTGTAGACACCGATACTTTATATGTTGATTCTACTAGCGGCAACGTTGGTATTGGGACGAGTTCGCCATCAAGTTGGAGTACATTAGCGGCACTTGACTCAAATGGGACTGGTTTTGCAGGAATTACCGCAATCAACTCAAATGCTAACGTAGGTATTGGTGGAATTCAGTTTGCTAGCGATACAACTTATACAAAAGCGGCTATTGGATTGTTGCGCCAATACCCAAACGGTGGTGGTGCACTTGTTTTTTATAATGACTCTAACGCAGACGCATCTAATTGGACAACATCTGATGAAAAAATGCGTATCGACATCAGTGGTAACTTGCTGGTGGGGACTACTACTACAGGCACAGTCGGAACATATGATGGGTTTCATGCTCACCCTCAAGGTCACATTGCCTCAGCGGCCACGTCAACCCGAAGCATATTCTCTAGACGTAGTACCAATGGCAGTGTTATTGAATTCCGCAAAGACAGCACAAATGTGGGAAATATCTCAGTAACAGGCTCATCAACAGCCTACAACACATCTTCCGACTACCGCCTCAAAGAAAACTGGCAACCAATGTCAGGTAGCATTGATCGCCTAAAGAATCTAAATCCTGTCAACTTCGCATGGAAGGTTGATGGCTCAAGAGTAGATGGATTCTTAGCACACGAAGCACAAGAGGTAGTTCCTGAAGCAGTTACTGGAACTAAAGATGAAATGCGTACTGAGGAGTATGAAGTTACTCCTGCCGTTTTTAACGATGAAGGCGTAGAAATAACCGCCGCAGTTATGGGTACTCGTGAAGTTCCTGAGTATCAAGGCATCGACCAATCTAAACTTGTACCTCTATTGACTTCTGCATTACAAGAAGCAGTAGCAAAGATTGAATCTCTTGAGGCAAGAGTTGCCGCATTGGAGGCTAACTAATGGCCCTAACTAAAGTAACCACAGGCACTATTGCCGACGATTCTATTCAATCGCTAAAGAACAGAAACCTGATTATCAATGGAGCCATGCAGGTGGCGCAGAGGGCAACGCAGGTTACTGGTGTTACAACTACTGGTTATTACACTTGCGACAGATGGCGCATGACACTTGGCTCTCTAGGCGCTTGGACTATTGACCAAAGCACAGATGCTCCAAATGGATTTTCTAATTCATTCAAGGTGACTTGTACAACTGCGGATGCCTCGCCTGCGGCGAATGATTTTTGTACTTTATATCACTTTATAGAAGCGCAAAATCTTCAGCATCTCGGCTTTGGAACTACTGACGCAAAAAGTATGACTTTATCTTTTTGGGTTAAGTCAAATAAAACTGGATCAGCATCTTTTGCAATTTTTCAACAAGATAATTCCAATAAGATGATTTCTAAATCTTACACCATTAATTCTGCTGACACTTGGGAATACAAAACGATTTCAATTCCAGCAGATACAGCGGGAGTTATTAACAACGATAACGGATCAGGGTTTCAAATAGAGTGGTGGTTAAATAGTGGCACAAATTGGTCATCAGGATCTTTGCAATCTACTTGGTCTACTTACGGCCAAGTCAATCGCAATCCATCAAACCTCGGCGTTGGCGGCGCAGTCAACGATTACCTTGCAATCACCGGAGTCCAACTAGAAGTAGGCGACGTAGCCACTCCGTTTGAGCATGAGTCTTATGGAGATACTTTGGCTAAGTGTCAGAGGTATTACCAGAAAGCAGTTTTTGGCGCTGACTTTGAGGGTGCAAATAGCACATTTTATGCAGGAGCATACGCTCTTCCTGTTTCTATGAGAGCAACACCAACGCTTTCTAATGTTGTGTACCCAGTTCACATTTCTAACATTAATACAAGCATCGGAGTAAATGGAATTTTGGTATTGATTAGTTCACAAGATTATATTGGATGGCAAACAACTGCAGCATCAGCAAGTAGAGCATACGGGTGGTCCTATGGTGATTTAGATGCGGAGTTATAGAAATGGATAACATGAACATTGAATCTGCACAATACGCAGTAGGCATGGACGGCAATAACTTAAGCATCACCGCAGTCATCGACGGTGTAACCATGAGTGTCCCACTAGACCCTGCCAACCGCCACTACGCCGCCATTATGGAAATGGTAGATGCAGGTGAACTTACCATTGCTGAGGCTGACGCATGAGTTACATAGGCAAAGAACCTCAATTTACTCAGTACCCATCTAAGTTCTTTAACGGCGATGGGACGGCTATGACCGTCACCCTTGATTACGCACCACCTAACGAGGCGGCGCTACTTGTGTTTATTGACGGCGTAAGACAAGACACTGGCGCATATTCTATTACAGGCACCAGCCTTACATTTTCCGGCGTTGTTCCGTCTGGCACTGCTAACGTACAGGTAGTACATCTAGGGGTTATTGTAGATGTAGGCGTACCCGGCGACTCAACCATTTCAATAGACAAGTTAGGCACAAACTTCTACACAAACGAAGTTACGATTTCTGAAACTCGGACTCTGCCTATTAATTACAACTCAGTATCGGCAGGCCCTGTTACGGTTACTGGAACCATTACAGTGCCTACCGGTAGCACTTGGACGGTCATATGAGCCAGATATCAGTAGATTCAGTAATTCCTCAAAGCGGTACAACTGTAACACTAGGGGCTAGTGGAGACACTATAAGTGTTCCCAGTGGCGTTACGCTAACCAACAATGGTACGGCTAGTGGGTTTGGAGTGAATACTCCTTTTGCGTCTGTTTATATAAGTGCCGATCAAAGTATTAGTGCTTCTACCACTACTTTAGTAAATTTTGATTCAGAATATGTTGATACAAACGGTGCTTTTGATACATCAACATATAGGTTTACTGTTCCTACTGGCGAGGGTGGTAACTACATGATTTCCACTCATGTTCAGTGCGCCTTTACTACTGGCTCAAGAATTCTTGTTTATGTTTATAAAAACGGCAGTATGTTAATGAGGAATAGAAGCCTTACACGAGGTGGTGCGTCACACGCAGGATCCTCTATGGCGGCAGTACATCCATTAGTTGCTGGAGATTATTTAGAGGTGTATGCCAACGGAGATGGCTCAGGCGTATCAGTTACTGGAACCGCTGGTTTTTCAATTTTTTCTGTTTTTAAATTAGTGGAGTAACCATGATTACAGTATACGGATTAATAAAACTAGGTTTTACTCCAGAGGTTGACTTCAACCTACAAGACGATGGTAAAGGCGTTTACATCCGAGAATGGATGAGCGCATCACCGCAACCAACCGAAGCAGAAATCGAAGCCGCTCACGCTGAATGGGAAGCAGAACACGCCGCCACCCAATACCAACGTGATCGCAAAGCCGAATATCCATCAATAGAAGAATGTGTTCACGCAATTCTTGACGGCGAACTAGATGCGCTTCAAGCAATTCGTGCTGAGATCAAAGCGAGGTATCCGAAGTAATGGCTAGTGAAATTAAAGCAAACAAGATTAGCCCTGCTACTGGTACGGCTTTCACATTAGGAGACAGCGGCGATACATTTACCGTGCCTTCTGGAGTTACGCTAACTAATAATGGTACGGCTAGTGGGTTTGGGAAGGTATTGCAGGTTGTTCAGACAGTAAAAACAGATGGGTTTTCAACAACTTCAACATCACACACTGATATTACTGGGCTTTCTGCATCAATTACACCTTCAAGCACTTCTAGCAAAATTTTAATTATTGCTTCTATTGGTCATATTGATTTTTCAGTGGCAATGGCGTATGGATTTCAATTAGTTAGAGACTCAACTAATCTTGGACAAGGAACGGTTGCAGGAAAAACACCATCGACATTTGGTGGAACAGGAAACGCATCAAGAGGAAGGGCTGATAGTTACACATTTTTAGATAGCCCATCTACAAATTTATCTATTGATTACAAAGTTCAAGTTCGTGTAGAAACTGGCACTTGTTATATCAACTACCGTAACAGTGCTAGTTATCTAACAACTTCATCATCAATTACTTTAATGGAAATAGAATGATGAACCATCAAGCAATTTATAACGCTCATCCTAGCGTTGTCTCGATTGACGATACGTTAGGCGCAATGGATTCTAACGGTAACCCAGTTGCTATCGACCAAGCCGCATATGAAGCGGAGGTAGCAAGACTAGAAGCAGAACACGCCGCTACCCAATACCAACGTGATCGAGCCGCTGAATACCCAAGCATCGAAGCACTTGTCGTAGCCCTCTGGGAAGGCGTAGTGGAAGAACGAATGTCAGCAGTCACCGCTCTTGAGGCGATCCGTCAAGAGATCAAAGCGAGGTATCCCAAACCATGAGCCATGTAAAAACAGACAAACTCTCAGCGCGTACTGCGTCTGGGACGATTACTCTCGGCGAGTCAGGGGAAACGATTACCGTTCCTAGTGGCGTTACGCTGACTAATAACGGAACTGCGACAGGTTTTAGTGAGCCTGCTTATGCCGCTAATGCCTCTGCATCAACTGGTGCGGTGAACGTTGACGCAAGCGATAACTTGCAGTTTGACTCAGGATTTGGATCAACTGCTACGGCTTATGGTTGCAGGGCTTGGTGTTTTTGGCACCAAAACGGTACTCAATCTATTTACGGTAGTGCAAACATAAGCAGTATTACCGATCTTGGCGTGGGAATAACTCAGTTGAACTTTGCGAATGCTATGCCAGATGCGAATTATTCTGCACCTGTAACTACTAATGCTGGCTCTTATTCTAATTCAGGAAATAAAACTACTACATCATTTCGAGTTACTACATTAAACAATGCTCTTGGCGCATACGACGCAATTGTTGCAGACACGATTGTTTTACGATAAGTAGGTAATCAATATGAAAAGAATTATTTACCCAACAGACGAAGGCGGTGTAGCAGTAATTGTTCCTTCTGCTGAATACCTTGCAAACCACACCATCGAAGAACTAGCCGCTAAAGATGTACCTGCGGGAAAGGCTTACCAAATTATTGATGAGGCTGACGTTCCTTCTGATCGTACATTCCGCAACGCATGGGAGTATGCCGAATGATTGTTATTAACATTGACAAAGCCAAAGGTATTGCCCACGACATTCGACGTGCCAAACGTGCCGAGGAGTTTGCGCCGCATGATGAAGTGATTATGAAGCAGATTCCCGGCAATGACGCAGTAGAAGCAGAAGCGGCACGACAGGCGATCCGTGACAAGTACGCACAGATTCAAACAGATATTGATTCTGCTCCAGGCGTGAATGAAGTTAAGTTTGTAATTGAAAGTATCTGATGAGGAAAGCACTTGCTCTGACAGCCGCCCTGATGGGCGGTTTTTTTGTGCCTGCTCACAGCCAACCAGCAATACCGGACGATATGTATACGTTCGATGCGCCGTTTGTTCTAGCCTGCACGCCCAGCTTTGTCAGCATGATGGAGCATCTTGCCAAAGACTATGGCGAGATCCCAATGGTCATGTCGCACATGAGCGTCGACACGACGATTGTCCTTTTTGTAAACGAGGATAAAACGACTTCCACTTTGGTTGTAACGCGAAGAACTAAAGACCGAGAAGAAGCCTGTATTTTGTGGGGAGGAAGAAGCAACGGAACCTCCTTTAGCGTTAACCCTGACCCTGTATTCCCGAAGGAGGGAGTTTGAATATACCGACGTATTTGATCGGGTCCATCATTTTTCTAATTGGACAA